CTCGAGGACGCCCGCGCCCATCGTTCTCGTTATCCCAAAAGGAAAGCCCGAAGCGGAAAGGAAAAGGTCATGACCTGCCGCGAATCGAAACGATCATCACGGATGCTGCCGGAAGCTATGGGCCCGAAGTTGCAGATTGGGCTCAGCGCATTCTCGGCGTGGAGCTCATGCCATGGCAGAGGCATGTTCTCAACAATCAACTGGCAGTGGATGCCGAAGGGCAGTTCCTCAACCATGTTTCACTTGTGTCCGTTGCTCGACAAAACGGAAAGACCGTTGCCCTGAAGGCGCTGCTTGGTTGGTGGTTGACGCAGTACGCCACGCAAGTCGGCCCACAAACAATTTTGACCACGGCCCACCGGCTCGATCTTGCGACTGCGTTGTTTCAGGATTTGGCACCCATCATTGAGGCCAAGTTCGGTGTCAAAGCTGTCTGGGCGTACGGTCGTAACAGCATCAAGGTCGGTGACTCCAAGTGGTACGTAAAAGCAGCCAGGCCATCCAGCGGTCACGGTATGTCCTGCGATCTCATCATTGCCGACGAAGTGTTCGGCATTGACTCAGAAACACTGGACATCGGCCTGCTGCCGACGCAGCGTGCCAGGCCGAATCCGTTGTGCTCGATGTGGAGCACTGCCGGTACCGAGGACAGCGTTGCCATGTTGCGTTGGCGTGAGCAAGGCATACGTGCCATTGACTCGGGTGAGAGCACTGGCAGTGTGTACCTGGCTGAATACAGTCCACCACCTGAACTAGATCCGATGAGCGAAGCTGCATGGGAGTACGCCAACCCGGCGCTCGGACACACACTCGACATACGCACAGTCCAATCGGAATCCAAAGGCCCAAATCGTGCAGGCTTCCTGCGCTCTAGCGTGAACCTATGGGTGCAATCAGAGCTCTCGTGGCTGCCACCTGGACGGTGGGAGTCCTGTCGTACCGATTTGCCACCATTGCCTGGCGGCGTGCTCGCCGTGGAAGTCTCCTTAGACGATGGCAGGTACGTGGCTGTACGTGTCAACGCGAATACTGCTGGGATGCTGACTGCGACTGTCGCATTCATGTGCGAAACCATCACACAGGTCTGGGATAACATTCGACATCAGTTGGCCTCCAACTCAGGTTTGCAAGTTGCTATTACGCCGACACTGGACACCAACTGCCCCTCCGATCTGCAACGTCGCAGGGTGCTGGTCGGGTATCAGGAGATCAGCCGGTACACGTCGATGGTCAAGAATCTGATCAACGAAGGCCGCGTCAAACACACTGGTGAAACGATGCTGGCTGAACATGTCGGCAGAGCTGTGGCAGTTCGTACTCCTGGCGCTATCGCATTGTCATCGCAAAAATCGTCTGGGCCGATTGAGTTGGCACGTTGCTTGGTGTGGGCTGTTGGCATGATGAGCCGACCACGACCAATGGTCAACCGTCCTGTCATTGCATCAAGCGCCTAGACTCAACTGCACAATGGCTGGATTCTCTCTCAAGCGCGCTGTCGCTAATAACACGAAGGCTGAAGTAGGCGCTGCTGGCGCTGCAGGCAACCCACTTGTCGGCAACTTCATGACCTACACCACCGACTTCAATAGGTCGGCTGCAATCCAGATTCCAACCATCAGCCGGGCACGTGACTTGATCTGCTCGATGGTCGGCTGCCTGGAGATTCACCAGTACTCAAAGCAATGGGTGGGCGAGGACTACGAGGACGTGCACCTACCTGATGACACGTGGTTCCATCAGCCCGATCCGAACGTCACACGCAACTTCATCATGTCCTGGACAACCGATGACCTGCTGTTTTACGGTCGCGCGTTCTGGATTGTGACCAGCCGATTTGGTAACGGCTTCCCGGCAACCTTTACGTGGATTCCAGCCGACAACGTACAGACACGTGACCAGGCTGGCCCACAATGGTTCGGCCCAAGCAAAGAGGTGTACTTCAACGGCTACCGGCTCGACCCAAACGACGTTGTGCAATTCCTCAGCCCAATCCAGGGCTTGCTGACAATGGGTGCTCGATCAATCCGCACCAACATCAACCTTGACACCAGCGCCGAGCGCTTCGCAAAGAATCAAACTCCAGCCGGTGTGCTGAAGCAGACCGAAGGCGAGCCATTGAGCGGTGAGGAGCTCAGCGAGTTGGCTGCCGGATTTGCGGCTGCACGAAACAACAATGCGATTGCTGCGTTGAACCAGTACGTGGACTGGAAAGAGTCCTACATGGATCCGAGCAAGCTGCAGTTGACCGAGGCACGCACATACCAGGCACTCGAAATGGCACGTTTGGCAAACATCCCTCCGTACCTGGTTGGTGCACCATCAGGATCCGGCATGACGTACCAAAACGCACAGCAGGCACGTCAAGACTTGTATTTATTTGGTGCCAAGCCGTTCATCGACTGCATCGAGCAGACACTCAGCCAAAACAGCGTGACACCACGCGGTCGCTACATTTACCTTGACGTTGAGAGCTACCTGGAGGAAGCCGATATGTCTCCCGAGCAGGACAACGCTGCACCTGCTCGGGGGCTACCCTCTAATGACGAAAGCGAGGCATCATGATTCGCCTAACTGCCCAAAACACGTTCGTACTGGCCGAGGATGGCGAGTCACCACGCACAATCAGCGGCGTGGCTGTGCCCTGGAATACCGAAGCAACCGTAAGCGATGGCACACGTGTCAAGTTTGAGCGTGGAGCCCTGCCAGTGACCGGCAAAAAGCCGAAACTGTTGAAGTACCACGATTCTGAGCAACCGGTCGGCGTGGTCACTGGCCGCCTGGACTCCGAGGAAGGCATGCTGTTCACGGCCCGAATCAGCGCCACCTCCGAGGGCAACGACATGCTCGAGCTCATCAAAGACGAAGCCGTGGACTCGGTATCGGTCGGCGTTGACGTAGTTGACGCAACCTACGACGACAACGGCACCATGATCATCAAAAAGGCAAACTGGGTGGAGCTGTCACTTGTGACTGCGCCCGCTTTCAAGGGTGCTATGATTACAGAGGTTGCAGCGACCGAACCCCAAGAGGAGACAACCACAATGTTAGAAGTCAAGGTCGAAGCACCAGCCGAAGTTCCTGCACCAGCACCAGCACCACAAATGCTGTTCGCTGCACCCAAGAAAGAGTTTCAAATGCCATCAGTTGGCGAATGGCTCGTCAAGGTGCTTGCTGGTGGTTCAGAGGCCGCCGAGTTCCACGCCAAGATCAAAGCCGCGGCACCCGATGTCGTCACGACCGACACGCCCGGCATCCTGCCCGAGCCAATCCTCGGCCCGGTGTACAACAACTACATGCCAAACTGGAGGCCGCTCGTCACTGCAATGGGCGTGCGCGCTCTCCCAGGCGGCGGCAAAGTGTTCCGTCGTCCCAAGGTGACCACGCACACCACGATCGGTGCCAGCAACGGCGAAAACGCCAACCTCGACCAGGGCACGTTCGTTGTGTCAAACAACAACGTCACCAAGCAAGTGTTCGGTGGCTACGTTCGCCTGTCGGAAGAAGACATGGACTGGACGGAGCCAGAAGTGCTTGGCCTCCTCGTCGATGACATGGCGCGCATTTACGCCAACGAGACCGACGCATACGCATGTGCTCAGTTCGAGGCAGGCGTATCTCAGACCGCAACGCTGACCTCGGCAACCGACCCAGCCAACTGGGCGGCGTTCGTGTACGAAGCTGCCAAGACCATCCTGACCAACTCGAACGGCAACCTGCCGAACGTGCTGATCATGGATCCGCTGTACTACTCGAACCTGGGTGCCCTCGTGGACACGGCAGACCGCCCACTGTTCCCGAACCTGAACCCAATGAACGCATTTGGCTCACTTGAGCCGGGCAGCGTTCAAGGCACGGCATTCGGCCTCACGGTCGTCGTTGACAAGAACCTTGTCAAGGCTGGCGGCAACAACCTGTACGTCGGCGCATCCGATGGCTTCGAGATCTACGAACAGCAGAAGGGTGCCCTCCAAGTCGAGGCAGCCGATGGCTCACTGTCGCGCTACATCAAGTTCCGTGGCTACTTCGCCACTTTGATGATTGACGCGACCAAGTTCGTCACTCGCGCCTAAAGCTCGTTCCCTCCAGGCGACTCTGAACGGTGGCTACTTACTCGATAACCCATAAACAGGTTGTCAGCAATGTAGCCATCGTTCAGTTGCTCGAGCCTCACAACTTCGAGGTCGGACAGTCAATAACCATCAGTGGCATCAACGCCACGTGGAATGGCACACACAAGATTCTGGCGCTGCCCGAGTATTACTTCATCGGCGTATCGCAGCAGGGCGATTACCAGTACGACACTGACACCATCATCCCTAATCAGGTGCAGTTTGCGCTGACCACGGATGACGCTGATCGAGCAGCAGCCTCCGGCACAGTCACGTACACCATTACGTGCAGCTGGATTGTCCTGGGTGATTTGGAGGACTACCTGGGCTACACGTTCACCAACCCGAGCGCCGATCTGGATGTAGCCAACATGGCTGTCAGCGCGGCCAACCAGTTCGCATACCGTAAGCGCCAGGAATCGGGCTACTTTGACTCCCCAAGCTCGGTACCGGGCGGCGATGCCAAGCTTGGCACCGTGCAGTACGCGGCCATCCTTTACCGTGAGCGCGGCTCAACCGAAGCGTTTGCATCGTTTGACCCACTAGCCACAGGTGGCCCAGTCACCGGCAACTACGGCCAGATTCTGCGCCTGCTCGGAGTCAATAAGCCGCAGGTGGCCTAATGCCTGACACGCTGTTCAAGACTGGCTATGACCAGCTGGTAGCCAAACTGCAAACCATTACCGGGCTAACCGTGTTCAACGACCCACGCAATATCAACGTGCCCTGCTGCATCGTCGAGGCACCGACAATCTTTGTGGAAACCAACGTGGTTGCAGACATGCAGTTCCGTGTCATCATCGTTGGCATGGGCACCGGCGACAACCGCACGCTTGACCAGCTGCTCGATCTAGCCGACCTGATCCGTGAAGCCAAGATTGGTTTGACCGAGGCCCGACCCACGACCGTTGATTACGGTGGCGCGGCATACCCGGCGTATGAGCTGACAATCAACACGAAAGTCAGCCCATAGACCTACTAGAATGCCAACAGGCTTGCAGCGAGCCTCCAACACAAGGAGATTCGTTACATGGCTGTCGCAACTACCTACCTCGCAAGCCCCACATTCGCAATCGGCGCGTCATCGGGCTCCACGGCTGATCTGACCGACCAGTGCAAGTCGGTGGTGGTCACCAAGTCGCGTGAGTCGCTCGACCAGTCATCGTTCGGTGACAGCGGCCGTCAGTTCGTCGGTGGACTTACCAACGTGACCATCACGGCCACGTTGCTGATGGAGTACAGCTCCACGCCCGGCACATACGTCGATCTCACTGCCCTGGTCGGCACACGTTGCTACGTCGCAGTAAAACCAACCTCGGGCGCAATCAGCGCAACCAACCCAGAGTTTCAGGTCACCGGCGCTTACCTTGAAGCGCTCGATGTGGTCAACGGCTCAGTGGGCGAACTCAGCGAAGTGGAAATTACGCTGGTTGGCGGCACCTTGGTTGAGGACACGACCCCGTGAAACTGACCATTCAGGTGTCCTACAAGACACCGGCCGGGCAGCAGGTCACTGAATCGGTCAACACAACGATTGCCACTGCGGCAGCTTGGGAACGTAAGTTCAAGCGCCGTACCTCGGATTTGCAGTCAGGCGTAGGCATCGATGATTTGATGTACATGGCCTGGCATGCGTTGACAGCTGAGAAGCGTGAAGGCCGCGATTATGACACGTGGCTTCAATCGGTCGAGGATTTCAGCGTGGCAGAGGTCGCGCAACCACACCCTACGGATCCGGCAGCCTCAGACGCGGATTAGCGGAGCTGCTGTTGGCTACCGGATTCTGGCCCAGCAATGTGGAGTTCGATATGGAGGATTTGGCTACCGTTCAACTGCTCGCTAAAAAGATGAGGGACAAACGTGGTCGCTAGTGCATCAGTCACCATCGT